TTTACACAAAGTATGGGATAGGCTCAACATTTTCAGCAGTCCCGCGCAAGTCATCGTGAACACGGTCAACACCGTTGGCGTATGGATGCCGCCCAGACGCCGGAGCATCTGAAACAGGAAGAAACCGCCGACTGGCTTCGCGCCCATGCGCGGGACATGTCCTTCGCTGGACTGTGCGACGATTTGAAGCTCGGTCAGGCAATTCTCCCCTATCAGCTGGAAAAGGACGGCGTGCATTCAGCTTTTCCTTCGCGGATACGCCCGAAAAGCGCGACTATGCCCGCAGATACAACCGGGGCAATCAACCCTTGACCTTGGAAGCCAATTTCGTTTTTGAGTGGCTGCGCGGCAGTGCGACAGTTTCGGCCAGCTTCGCCGATGTGCGGATAGATTACCTCGCACCGCGAACCATTGCGTTCAAGCTGCCGAACCGTGCAGTTGATGCCGATACCCTGCGCGTGGCGCTGCGGATTGGCGGACAGCTGTTGTGTCTGTTCGAGCAGCCGCTTTCCTCGTATGAATTGATGTGATTCACAGAAAAAGAGCCGGGACAGCCGCAGAGGATTTCTCCCTCCGCCGCCATCCCGGCTTTTCTTACGCCTCCTGATGCTCGTGCAGCGCTTCCCGAATTTCGTCAATCCGGCTGAACGCGGTCTGCACGTTGTTCTCCAACTGGAATGTCCGCTCGACGACGGAGTTGTGCTTCTCCACCTTGCGCTCCAGCTGCTCCAAGCGGTAGGACAGCAGGGCGATTGTCTTGCTGTTGGCGAAGCAGCTGCCTGCCAGCGTGCCCAGCAGGGAAATCGCGGCGACGATGATGGTGTCAAGGCTCATGCGTGTCCCCCCATGTTTTTATGATGCGGAGAAAATGTCATTCAGTTCACTGACGGCATCAGCATCAATGCACTTGTTGTAAATTCGGATGTCCATAATCGTTCCGCTTACCATGCCCCAGCCGCTTTCCCAGCCGCCGATGTAGAGCGTTTTTTCTCCCGTCTCTGCCTGCGGATAAGTGAGTTTGCTGCCGTAAATCTTGCAGTTATCGAGGTAGAAAGTGTAGTCGTCGCCGTTTTTCGTGACGATAAACGTGTGATAGCCGCTATCGTACACAGTCAGCCCCATCTGTTCGACGTTGATGCCGAAACCGCCAGCGTTACTCACAGTAAGCATCGGGATACGTCCATCGTCCGCAAGAATATGCGAAAACGTACCTTCCACGGCTTCCATCGTTAAACCGCTGATTTCGCCGCCTTTGAATACCTGCGTATACGCTGCAACAGTTTCAAACTCGCTCGCCGTCACATACCCCTCCAAATCAATGCAGTTCGCGCTGATTTTGACCGCGCCCGCTGTCTGATTGATGACCGACACCACGTCGTCTTTGCTGACTTTCGTCCCCAGCGTGCCGCTCATGCCGTTCATCGTCTGCTTGACGATCGTAATCTCCTGCGTGTTCTTGTCGGTCGTCTTGACGTAGCTGGTCAGCGTACCATTGCCTCGATGACCTTGCCATCGCCGACGTACAGCCCGACGTGGTGGCGGTCGCTGCCCTTGGTGAGGAACACCGCCGTACCGGGCTTGAGCGGCTGACCGTCGGTGCGCTTGCCGCCCTGCAATGACCCCTTGGCGGCGGCGTACTTGCGCCACATGGTGTTGCTGCCATGGTACATATACCCGCCCAGCTGCTTATACGCCCACCAAAACAGCCCGGAGCAGTCCGCAACGTGCCGCCCGACCCACTGCTGCCCGTAGCGTATCGTCTGCGCGCGGGTGGCGCTGTCCTGCGCACGCTGCGTGTGAACCTGCCCCGTGCCGCCCCAGATGTACCCCCACTTTTCCGCCAGCGCGCGGCGGAAGAGGGCGACAACCTCCGCCGCGCTGACCGTTTTTGACGCCATCGTCAATCACCACCGGGGTCAATTTCTGCTTTGCCGAGCTGTTTATACACCTGATTCACGCCCGTCGAGGCGAGCCCCGACACGATGCCGACCGCGAGCGCATTCAGCACATCCTTCGCCGGGAAATCCGGGATGACGTACATGCCCACGATGCCCAGCACGCCGCCCGCCGCGCCCACGATGACCGGAATCAGCTCATCGCGGATGCTGCCGACGCTCTTGCAGAGCAGGCCAATCAGGTAGGTGATGACGACAATCGCCAGCACCGTGCCCATGGTAGAGATGTCCATGATACCACTCCTTTTCGGAATTATTGTATGAAAAAACAGCCTGCACGAGGTGTGCGGCTGCTTTTCGCGAATTAAGTTGATTGCAAGTTGCAATTTCTCTTGGCAACTTGCAATTTTTAGTTTCAAACAAGGTTCAAAGCTGGTTCAAAGCCGGTTAATGGATATGCCCACCATTGCGTTCCAGCATGATGTCGCTGAAAAACTCCCGATTCACGGTGATGTTCGGCAATTCATTCGCTTTCATGGTAATGACCACCTGCAAGTTTGACGGGCAGGCATAATCTCCGTAGATGCTTTCTGCCTTTTCGGTGATGGTCTGCCCGCAGTCCCTGATTTGCTGGATTCGTTCCTCTCTGGTCATGGTCACGTTTACGCACTCCTTTCAACGTATCAAAAAAGCACCTTGCGGGGGCAGGGTGCTTAATATTCTTCCACGATTTCAAAGTCTTCCGGAGAGTACAGGAACGTTTCGCCGCTGTCATCCGTCACGCGGAAAAGTCCCGTCACCGAATGGTATGCGCTATATACCTTGCCGTTTTTCAGATAGATGTGGTCTGTGTCATTTACGCAGCGTACCTTCATTTCCGGCTTTTCAGAAAGTGGTGCGGCAGCTTCTTCAAGCTGACGGAGAATCATCACGTCATCTTCTTTCAGCAGCTTGTCCAGCTCTTCGCGTGACATAGCGGCATACTTTGCGCGTTCTTCGTAGTCAATGTTGTCATTTTCGCGGTAAACTACTCGTTTTGCCACGTTACTTCACCTCCCTGAAAGAAAAATCGTACAACTCCGACAGATATTCCAGTGCCTTACGCTGTGCATCACCTTCATTGTAGCCTGTTTTTTTGAAGCTGTCAACACGCTTGTTATAAATTGCATCAATGATTTTCGTTTTGGGTGCGCTGTACTTGTAAATCGTCCCATCATGACACAGCACATAGCCCGCCGAATACCCATTTTGCAATGCAGCGTTGATGTCTGCCGCGCTCGGCGGCATACTGCCGGGGTGGTTGTGGAACGCTACCACTTGCTCGCCTTTCTCCTTCGCCTTTTTAATGGCGTTGAAGATTTCCACCGTGTACTCCGGCGTTCCCGGCTTGTCGCCTGTGACGGACTTCACCCACGTCTGCCTATCGCGGTTATACAGGTACAAGTCCTCGCCGTTCTGCCCGGAACGATGCTGCAGCAGTTCCTTGGCGGCTTTCAGGAACTCGCGCCGCTCTTGCGGGCTGTTCGCCATCAGGTCGAATTTATCCGCATATTCTCGGCTTTCAATCACCTTGGAATCCACTGCGAACGCTCGGCTTTTTGTGATTCGCTCCTGATTGTAGAATACTTTTTCGCTTTCTTCCGCCGCTTTCAGATACTTCTCCTCGAACTCCCTGAACCCCTCCGTCTTGTCCAGCCCGAAAAACTGCGCCCTGTCCTTCATGGTCTGCAACTCGTCCGCATCCAGCGCCCATTTCGCCCGCGTCAGCGCCACGCACCGGCAGTTGCAGTCCTCTTCGGGTCGCCCGAATGCGCCGGGGTATTCGGCTTTCTTGCCGTCTATCTCGAACGGTTCGCCGACTTCGCGGATTTGCCCGTCCAGTACGCGGTGATCCGTGCGCGTGTTGCCATCCAGCACGGCATCCCACTGCTTGACCACTTGGCAGCCTTGACCCTTGGCGGCGTTGCGCGCGTCGTCAGCGGATTGCTGCTGAATGCGGTGCCCTTCGGTGCGGACGATGGTCTTCGCGCGTTTGAGCGGAATGCCGCTGGAAATCTGCACTTGCCGGGCAATCATGCCGTAATCGCTGCCGATGGAGATGCCGATGGAGATTTCCCGGCGGATGGTCTTCTTCAGCTTCTGCATATCCACGCCGAGTTCACCGTACAGCCGCCCGCTGAGCTTGCTGTCCGTGCGGACGGCGCGGGTGACGGCACGCTGGTCAATAGGGGCGAGAATCGGCATTCCCTGCTTGTGCAAGGTGTACATCGTGCCGACGTAGCCGTGCTGATAGCTGCGCGTCAGGTATTCTTCGATGGTCTGATTGCTTTTCTTGTGCAGTTCGTCCAGCGCGGCGTTGATTTGGGCTTTCATCGCCTCCTGATAGCGCTTCTGGTAAATCTTCGATTGCGTCATTTCGTCGCTTTCGAGGATGCGAATGTGGTTGTCGATGCGCCGGAGCGCCCGCTGGTACGCCTTTTCCAGTGCCTTGATGGTCTCCTGCTCGTCATCGAGCATGGCTTGCAGGGCTTCCTTCTCGCTCTTGCGCATACGCCCTCCTTCAATACGTCCACTTTTTCCCCACAATGAACTTTTCCAGCCCATACCGCATGGCGTCCATCAGGTGGTTGAAGTCGTCAATGGGGCCATCGAGCATCTTGCCGAACTTGTCTTTCGCCCAGGTGTAGTTGCTGATTTCGGTCAGGAAGTTTATGCAGCGCGGGTGGATGATGATTTCGAGGTTCTGAATCCATTGGATGCCGCTGCGGATGCTGTCCGCGCCTTTCGCCGCGCTGTGCACGCGCAAGCCCATGCCGCGCAGTTCGGCAATGGATTTCGGCTCTGCGCCGTCGGCGGTGATGTTCACTTTGCCGTAGCCCATCGCCGTCACGCGCTTGGCAATCATGTCGTTCGTCAGCCCACGTTCGTATAGCTCGTCAAAGACGTACAGGCGGCGCGCCGGAATGTCCAGCAATCCGCAGAAGAATGCCGTCGGGTCGTTGGTGAAGCCGAAGTCCAGCCCGAACACGGATTCCAGCTTGCCCGTCCGGCTGATTTCCGCCGGGTCGAACGGCGCTTCCCGCCACTGCTCGTAAATGAGGCCCTCGACAATGCCCCATTCACCAAGCCCGGCGACATTGTAGCGGCGCGGGTTCGTCGCCTTCATCCGCTCAAATAGGCGCAAATCCTGCTTGTCCAGCCACTCGTTGCACTGGTAGTTCGTTGTGATGGCGAGGATGTCCGGGTCTTGCACATCGAAGAAGCGCGCTTTCAGCCAGTGCTTCTGATTCCACGGGTTGAACGTCAGCGTGATTTGCTTGAACAGCGGCGGTGCGCATTCGCCGCGGATGGATTCATCCAGCGTGTTGAAGTCGCTCTCGTTCATGATTTCGTAGGCTTCTTCAATCCACACCCAGCACAGCACGCCGCTCTGCGCGGTGATGGAGGTCAATTTCAATGGATCATCCATGCCGCGAAAGTAGATTTTCTGCCCCGTCGGCTTATAGGTGATTTCCAGCGGGCTTTCCTTCCAGCTCCAGAACGCCTCCACTTGCAGGCGGTGAATCGCCCAGAGAAGCTGTGTGAAGCAGCTGTCGCGCAATGTGCGGTACGTTTTGCGGATGACCAGCAGGTTTGCGCCGGGGTACTTCATCATGCGGTAGATGAAATTCAGCGCCGTCGTGGTGCTTTTCTTGCTTGCGCGGCTGCCTTTGCACACGCGGTAGCGCCCTGTGAAGCGCCAGAACGCGCCGTAGCCGCGCCCGACGACATCCGGCAGGTAGATTCGCGGCTGATTAGTCGTCAAGCGCATCCTCTCCCGCCAGAATCACCGGCAGGCTGCCCGACACATCCACCCTGTCCGTGAACAGCCCGTAGCGCTTCCCCAGCAACTCCGCCGCCTTGTTCGCGTCGCACAGCCGCGCCGGAATCTTGACGACCTTCGGTTCTTCCTTCTTCGTTGTGCGCCGGGTGGGCTTGCCGCCGCCCTCGCCGGGGATGACTTCCGTCTTCTCCTCCATGCACGTCACGACGACAGACTCCTTCATCTCCCGGCGCATCACCGCCGTCAGGTATTTCAGAACTTCGTCCTGCTTGGCAATCAGCGCATCTTCCTTTTCGTCCATGCGCTTTTTGATGTTTTCAGCAACCTTAGGTTTTGTGAGGTTTTCTGCCGCAATCGCCGCCGCTGTTTTCGGGGAATACCCTGCGCGGATGGCGGCTTGCGTCGCGTTCAGATCAATGAGGTACTCGTCGCAGAAGCGGCGCTGTTTCTCGGTCAGTCCAGCCAAGTCCACCATCCTTTCTGGAATGCGGAATGAGGAATTGCGCCTCCACACGCGGGGCACAGCGAATTCGGGGCACAAAAATACCCGGCGGAGACTGGCGCGTCCGTCGGGTGAGGTGATTGGAGGTTTCCATGTGCAGTATAGCATGGGGGCAATATGAAATACTATGATATTCTATGCACACATCTGCAGTAATGGCAAGAAAAAAATCGCCGCAAGCTGGAACTTGCAGCGACTGTGAAGCTCTTCAGTGGCATCGCGTTGCTGGTTAGCGCCCTCGCAGCGTTGATTATTTCAATCCACATTCTCCGTGAAGAGAACGACAGCGAACATTTACATGCTTTACCCTTCGATTGTACCATACGGCAGGGCAGGAAGTCAAGTAAGCGACAAGCGTTCACGGTTTCATTTCATGCAGATTGAGCGAAAAATCGTGAAAATCTTCGTTTCGTCTCTTGACACAATATGTTTATTGCGGCACAATAGTACATGAAAGGAGTGTCATCATCATGTGCTACAACCCGTCTAATCCCCCTGTCGAAAGCATCCCCGCCCTCATCAAGAGCAAGCGCAAGGAGCGCGGTCTGACCCAGCGCGCCCTTGGCGAAATGTGCGGCTATACCGGCGCAAGCGCTGAACGCGTCGTGCAGCTGTGGGAGTACGGCAAGCAGTCCGTGCCGCTGGAGCGGATGCGCACTGTTGCCGCCGCGCTGGAAATCCCGGTGGATTTGCTCGTGCCGTGAGCCTCCACCGGGCGAAAAGTTCCCCTCAAGTTGGAAGAACACGCGGATTCCGGCAAGGCTACGGAAGAAAACGCGTAAGCGCGGGTGGCTCTCCGCGTGGGGGGCTGGATTGAAAAATATCACACACTGTTGCCAATGTCGTATACCCATAGTCGCTCCCCGTGTGGGGAGCGTGGATTGAAACTCACCTCCACGCCGCATCAAGCGTCTTTTCCGCGTCCAGCACCTTTTGAAACGCCTCCAGCGCCTGCCCGTGCAGGGGCAGACGTGCCGCCACGAGTAGTTCATCTCGCAGGAAATCTTCTCGAACGTCTCAAACAGCAGATACCGCCGGAAAAGCACCGCGTAATACCGCCGGTCGGTCAATTTGCCCAGCTTCGCCGCGATGTCGCGCTTCTTGTCCACCAGGCGGTCAATATCCCGGTTGATTTCGGCTTTCAGGTCAACGATTTTCGCCCCCGCGTCCGCCAGACGATCCGGCGCGCCGCCGCCCCCGGATACGCCGTCTTCCCGCAGGATGGGCGTGATGCGCGTCGCCATGTCCTGCAATCGCGCCGCGTCCGCCAGCTTGCAGGTGATCCGCTCGTCGAGAAAACGCACCTGCGACAGATACTCTTTCGCCCGCATGTTCGCCCCTCCCGAATCGCCTGTCAGCACCGCCAGCCGCCATTTCGCTTTTTCGGTGGCACTTTCGGCGGATTTTCGGCATCCTCCACCGTCTCCGGCGGATTCTCCGAGGTGTTCTCCGGCATATCTGACGCATTCGGCGGATTCTCTTCCGCCACGCGCTGGGCTTCGAGCAGATAGTCATCGCCGCGCTGGGAATACGCCGCGTCCCTCGCTTGCCCCATGCCGTACACAGGGATGCGGCGCACCCGGCAGTCATCCACCGTCGCCGCCTTGCGCAGGGCGCGGATTGCGGCTGTCACCGCTTCCGCTTCGTCAAGAAGCAGCGGCTGGCGGCGGAGCAGGTGCGTCAAGCCGTCCAGCGCGTAGTTCTTTTCTGCCAGCGTCAGCGCCGTGCAGGGGTAGAGCGGGTCGGTGCAGGGGGATTGGTTGCTCATGTTGCTTGTCCTCCACGGTTCAGTGCTGCTTCCAGCCGATTGGCAATTTCCATCGCCGCGTCACGGAAGCGCACGTTGTAGCTCTGCGGAACGTAATACGGGCAATCCGGGCAGCGCTGATGCTCGCGGCAGACCGCGTTCGCACTGCCCATGCACCGGAAGTAGCGAATCAGCTGCTCCGTTGTCATGTCGTTTGCTTGCATCAGCCGTCAGCCCCTTCCTCGCTGCCATCCGGCATCTGCTGATGGCGGCGGCGCATCTGTGCCAGACCCTGCTGCGCTTTTTCGCGGTCGCCGGGCTGTCTTCTCTCCACCACGTCGCGCAGATAGGCGTATTCGCCCACCTCGTCCGCCGTCCGAACGCCCGCATAGTGCCAGTCTTGCAGGAGCGTCAGCACATACGCCATCGGGGACTTCGCGCCCGTCGTGGCGGCGCACCGGACGGCTTCGCGCAGCACTGTCAGCGGCATTTGCAGCACATCCGCCGCGGTGGAGAGCCGCTGCACCTGCGCCGGGGTGGGCAGCGCACCGAAATCAGACCGCCAGATGGCAGCAATCTGCTTATCGCGCGCGCCCGCCCGTACACGCGCGTTCCGCTGCGGTGTATTCCTCATTCTCTTCTTCCGGGTAACCCGTTTTCCCTGTTTGGTATTCTCTTTCCGTATAGTTTGGTACTATGTTACCGTTCTGAAAGTGCTGCTGTCCACTGCATATTTTCCAATTCTTCATGGAAAGCTGTGGAGAGGAAGCATTCATGAAAACAGGCATGGTTTTGCTCGCTGCTCCCGTCGCGTCTGCGGA